CAATTGTCTGATAATGACTTTGTGGAAGCGCAAAAACTTTTCTTCTCATACAACCAACTACAGACAGAACGTAGTCAACTTGTTTCACAGTTAGAAGCCAAAAAGCAACAAGTCGTTCAGAAGCAATCGCAATTGATGGCAGAGAAGATAGCAAAAGGAAAAGAAGTTTTAGCTAAAGAGATACCAAATTGGAGTCCTGAGACTAACCAAGCATTGTTATCTACTGGCAAAGACTATGGTTTTTCTGATGCAGAACTCAACTCAATTGTTGACCCTCGTCACGTGAAGGTATTGCATGACGCTATGCAATGGCGAAAACTACAACAAAATTCAGTTGTGAAGAAAAAGGTATCAAACGCTAAACCAGTTGTGAAACCTGGTTCTAAAGATACCAAAGCGGAAGCTAATTCTAACCACCGTAACCTACGTGAGCAATTACGTAAGACAGGTAAGTCAGATGCGGCACAAAAACTTATCGAAAACATGCTTTAATTTAAAAGGAAACCATAATCATGGCAGTATCAGCAACCAATAGTTATACCGGTAAAGGTATAGCAGAGTCATTTGAAGACATTATCTTTGATATTTCTCCAGAAGACACACCATTGTTATCAATGGCAAAAAGAATGTCAGCAGGTCAAACTTACCATCAATGGCAAACAGATGCTTTACAAGCAGCTGGCACTAATGCTTCTGTTGAAGGTGATGACGCTTCATTCGCAACATTAGCAGCAACAACAGTATTAGGCAACTATACTCAAATCTCACGCAAAACAGTTCAAATTTCAAACACATATGACGTAGTACGTAAGTATGGTCGTAAGTCTGAAGTTGCTTACCAACTTATGAAAGCTGGTAAAGAAATGAAACGTGACATGGAGTATGCTTTAGTACGTAACCAAGCATCTTCAGCAGGTGGTGCAGCAACAGCTCGTACATCTGCAGGTATTGAGTCTTGGATTACTAACCGAGTAATTGCTACAGGTTCTACAGCAGGTACAACACCTGGCTTCATTAACGGTACAGTAGCAGCTCCTACAGACGGTACTTCAGTAACATTTATTGAAGCAGACTTAAAGTCAGCTTTACAATTAGCTTGGACAGACGGTGGCGAGCCATCAACAATTCTTATGTCAGCTACTAACAAGTCACGTTTCTCTGGCTTTGCTGGTATTGCTACTAAGTTTGTAGACGTACAAGTTAAAGCACAGGCTTCAATTACTGGTGCAGCAGACGTTTACGTTTCTGACTTCGGTAATCATACTGTGAAACTTGACCGTTTCATGCGTGACCAAGCAGTTCTATGTATTGACCCAGGCTATGTTGGTTTAGCTTCACTCAGACCTTTAAGCAAAGAAGAACTTGCTAAGACTGGTGACTCAACAAAATGGCTCTTAACTGCAGAATATGCACTTGTGGTTCAAAACCCAGATGCACATGCTAAAGTTCAAAACGTAGGTGCTTAGTAATTAGATATGATATAATGGAGGGAGTTAATTCTCCCTCTGTTGTATTTTTATTATGCCAATATTATTTGACCACAATAGCGTAACAGGTGTAAGTCAGTATTTTGACTATGACCCAGCTAAAGATACATACTACCTAACTAGCACACAAGATATTAGTGGCATGTTAGACAATATTAAAAAAGCAAGAGATAATCCTGAAGTTTGGAATAACGGTGTAAAACAAGAATGGGCGCACTTTGCTAGTATTCCACCTGTAGTGGAAATGCAGTTAAAGCAAAAGGGTATAGATATGTATAACCCACACCAAACAAAAGAACTTATAAAAGAAATAAACGAAAACTATCCATATCTCAAGTTGACTACAAAGCGTGGATAAAGACGAATTAAAACAAGTACAGTTAGCAATACACGACCTCATACAAAAGGAACAGTATGACGTTGCAATGCCTCTTATTAACGAAGTGTTAATGATATATCCTAATGATGCAGCTACATTAAACTTCTTAGGTTATATTTGGTTAATGGGTGATAAGCCTGCATTTGCTTACCAATACTTCCGTAGAGCATTACAAGAACAACCAGGCAATAAAGCATTATGGACTTCTCTAGGTCGTGCATGTCACGAAATGGATATGTTTGAAGATGCTATTAAATACTTTTTAAAGTCAGCAGAATTAGACCCTAGTTATGCAATGGCATACTCTAATGCTAGTGCTTCATTAGTTCAAATGTCTAAATGGGATGATGCAGAAAAGTCAGCTAAGATGGCTTTGGAATGCGACCCTACAGAATTACACTCACAGCTAAACCTAGCTCATAGTTACCTTGCTAAAGGTGAATGGGAAAAAGGTTGGGTAGAATGGGATAAGTCACTAGGTGGCAAGTTCCGTAAAGAATTAGTCTATGGTGATGAACCTAGATGGGATGGCTCTAAAGACAAAACTATAGTTATCTATGGTGAACAAGGTTTAGGTGATGAGATATTCTACGCATCATGTATACCAGACGCTATAGACATTAGCAAACAAGTTTATATAGACTGTGATGAAAGACTAGAAACATTATTTAGACGTAGCTTTCCTAAAGCAATAGTGCATGGCACTCGTAAAGCAGATAATGTTGAATGGTTAAAAGATATTACATTTGATGCAAGATGTGGTATTGGTGGACTTCCTCAGTTCTTTAGACCAACAAGCAAGTCTTTTCCTGGTACTCCTTTTCTAAAGGCAGACCCTGATAAAGTTACTATGTGGCAGTCCATGTTTAAGACATGGGGTAAGAAAGTCATAGGTATCACAACTAAAGGCGGTACGTTTAGAACTAACGCTAAAGGTCGTGAGCTTACAGAAGAAGACTTACAACCACTACTTAAACGTAAAGACATACAGTTAGTTAGTTTAGACTATAGCGTAGAACGCAAAATTGATGGTATTAAATACTTTGAATTTGCTACAGACGCAAAAGATTATGACGATACAGCATCACTTATAGCAGCTTGTGATATGACTTTAGGGGTCAACACTACAGCATTGCATTGTAGTGCTGCTATGGGCGTTAAAACATGGTGCTTAGTACCTAAGTGGCATCAATGGAGATACGGTCAACCAAGTATGCCTTGGTATAGACATATGAGACTTATCTACCAAGATGATAGAACATGGAAAGAAGTCATTGAGCAGCTTAATGGAACTTGGTAAACTTATTTCTGAAGACTATTTAAAGCAACAACAAGAATTACACAATGATAAAAATTATGGTGTGTCTGGTCATAAATGGGCTAGTAAAATATCACATCATAAAGATATATTAGATTATGGATGTGGTAAGAAAACATTAGAAGCAGCACTTAATAGACCTATTGCTAATTACGACCCATGTGTAAAAGGATTAGAAAATAACAATCAGCCACATGACTTTGTATTCTGTGGTGATGTATTAGAACATATAGAACTACATTTGCTAGACAATGTCTTACAAGATATAAAGCGTTGCATGATAAATTCAGGTTTATTAGTTATCAGTTTAATACCTGCTAAAAAAACTTTACCAGATGGTCGTAACGCACATCTTATTTTAGAAACACATCATTGGTGGAAAGATAAGTTAGAAAATTACTTTATCATTACTAAAGAAGAGGTAAACAATAAAGAATATGTAGTGGAAGTAAAACCATGGGCTTAGGTGATTGGTTAATGGCATCCGGTGATGCTAAAGAAGCTAACGAAAGAACTGGTAAAAAAGTTAAGTTAGGTAATGGCGTTACAATGTTTTGGGATGGTCAAGTATTTGCCAATAATCCTAGAATGGCTAGTAAATCTGATACAGACGTAGTGTGGGTTAAAAACTATCAAAATCACAGACCTTATATAAAAGGCACAAATAATGGTCACATGTTATTTAATGATGACTATAAGCCTGTTGTTGGTGAAATATACTTTGACAATGAAGAACAAAAAGCTATAGATAAGATACAAGGTGACTACATTATTGTTGAACCTAGTGTTAAAAAAACTTTTATTCATACAGTCAATAAAGCATGGCATGGTTGGGAAGAGTTATTTAAACATGACTTACCATGGTTACAGTTAGGTGATTTTACTACTGACAAGAAAACAAAGTGGTTAGAAACACCAACCTTTAGAAACGCATTACAAGTATTAAGCAAAGCAAAGTTATTTGTAGGCACAGATGGTGGTTTACATCATGCAGCAGCAGCATTAGGCATACCTTCCGTAGTGATATGGACAGGTTTTACTTCACCAAGGCACTTAGGATATGATACCCATAGAAATATACATGACGGTTCAGAGCCATGTGGGACTTATAATAGCGTATGCAAACATTGCCTTTTAAAAAGCAAAGCAATCACCGTAGAGCAGGTTTTAGATGCAGTTAATACTGAGTGGCATAGAACGTAGAGATAACGTCTTAAAACGCTTGCAAAAGCATTGTAAGGGCATTTTAACAAGGGAATGGGATGGTAAGTCAATTCCAGTTGTAGTAGGTAATTTACAGGGTGCAGATAAGATACAAATAACCTGTAGAGAACAAAACATACCCTACATTCTAATAGACCATGGTTACTTTCACAGGTCACCTGACTTAGAATGGGCTAGATTATGTGTTAATAACTACCATTGCACAGATTGGCGTGTATCAGATAGAGAAACACCTAAGGTTCATGAGTATCGTAGTGGTGAAAACGTAGTTATTTTGCCTCCAGCAGATAAAATAGCTTATATCTACCAAACTTCTAACTGGTTAGACAAAACAGTAGAAGAAATTAGAAAACATACAGAGAGAAAGATTGTCATTAAGCGTAAAGGCGAAGGTGACTTTAAAAGAACACTAGAAAAGGCTCATGTTATTGTGAGTTTTGGTAGTGTGGCAGATGTAGAAGCACTTATTCGTGGCGTTCCTGTTATAGGTTCACCATATAGCCCTGCAGTACCAATATCCAATAACATACAAGACATAGAAAACTTAACATATTTTGACAGAACAGCATGGTTAAGCTCATTAGCTGCTAGTGAATGGCATAAAGATGAGATGGACAAGTGCTGGGATAGACTAAAAGGACAATTAGATGGCGTTTACTAATTACAGTAGCTTTGTAACAGTAGTAGAAAATTACTTAGCAAGAACAGACTTATCGTCACAGATACCTGACTTCATTCAGTTAGCACAAACAAGAATGTCACGTGACTTAAGAACTGAAAAGATGCTAAAGGTAGCAACTGCTCCTATTACTTCAGGTGATGGCACAGTATCTTTACCTTCTGACATGCTAGAGGTAAGAGAAATACATTTACAAGGTAACCCACCTATTAGGCTAGAGTTTCAAGCACCTGATTTGTTTTTCCGTAATGGTCAAACGTCATTATCAGGAAGACCATTTTACTTTACAATGCTAGGTTCAGAGTTTCAATTTGCACCAACACCTAATGGTAGCTTTACAGCACAAATTTTATATTATGCTCAACCTACATTTATATCAACAACAACTGCTAGTAATTTATTCCTAGCTAACTACCCAGACGCTTTATTATATTCAACTCTAGCAGAAGCAGAGCCATACTTATTGAATGATGCACGTATTCAAACATGGTCAGCTTTATATGATAGAGCAATTGCTAATATTAAAACAAGCGACTTGGGTCAAACATACCCATACACTTCACTAAGCGTAACACCAAGATAAGGATAATATTATGGCAGAAATGAGTAACTACCTAGAGAACGCACTTATAAATGTAACTCTACGCAATACAACATATACAGCACCAGCAACGGTTTATGTATCGCTATGGACAACAGACCCTGCAGATGCAGGTAGTGGCACAGAAGTTAGCACAGTTAGTACAAGTTATGTTAGACAGTCAGTAACATTTGGCGCACCTTCTAACGGAGCTTCACTAAATACTACAGCAGTAGAGTTTCCACAAGCAACAGCTTCATACGGAACAGTAGGCTGGATTGGTATTAATGATGCAGTATCTTCAGGCAACCTTTTATATCATTCACCACTAACAACGTCTAAAACAATTGACACAGGCGATATATTCAAAATTGCTATTGGTAGTCTTTCAGTAACATTATCTTAAGGTAAATTATGCCAGTACCAATGACGCTAGAGCAACTAGACGTTTATGGTAGTTTGGAAAATGTACCATATAGTTTAGATAATACATTTTATGACAATGGCACTACTGTATGTGGTCCATGGACATTAGACCAGTTAGACGCATTTGGTAGTTTAGATAACTTAGCCATATCATTAGATAGTTCATTATGGACTACTAATGCTTGTATAAATATATCAGATGCACTTATTAATGCAGCCGCATTAGTTGTTGCAGATGCTACTAGAATAAGAACAAGTAGTGGTGCAATAGATGCCAATGCTGCTGTTGTAGCAGATGGTATTAAAATTTCTACAGGTGATGCAGTTATTACAGCTAACGCACAAGTAGAAGCTAACGCTACTAGGATTACATTTAGTGGTGCTGACATTACAGGTGAAGCTACAATTGTTGCTAATGGCGTTAAAATTGTAGTAGGTGCTGCAGATATAGCAGCTTTAGCTACTGTAGATGCTACAGGCTTTGCAATATACTCATCTAGTGGTTCTATTACAGCTACAGCTACAGTATTAGCAGATGGTATTAGGGTTCAACTTGGCGAAGGTTCTATTACAGGTAATGCAGCAGTCGTAGCTGACGGAATACGTATTAGAACAAGTGATGCAGATATAACAGGAACTGCAGAAGTTACTGCTGTAGGTGGTGTATTGTATGCTGGTGAAGCTAATATAACAGCAGAAGCATTATTATCATGTAGTCCAAATGCAATATTATTTGGCGTAGGTAGTATTTCAGCAGTCGCAAGTATTTTAGCAACAGGTACGATATTAGGTGAAGAATGGTCAC